ATGGTAACTAATCGTGTACATGTCAAAAAGGAACTTATTGATTGGGCATTCAACACTACGGATCTAGAAATTGAGGCAAAAAAAATTGTATTAAAAAAGCATAAGTGGTTAGATCCTACTTTTAAATACTACCTTCAGCCATCTTTGCGCCAAATCAATGAGTTCGCTACCCGTTTACACATTCCATTTGGAGCCCTGCTCCTAAAACACGCTCCTAAAGAAGAAGATATCCGTGTTGCTTTTAGAACACGAGAAAACGTTCCCCCAAAAGTCAGCTTGACGACTCGTGACGTTATCTATGAAATGCAAAGAAAACAAGCTTGGTTCAAAGAAGAAAGCGGAAGAGCAACCAAAAAGCTAGAGATAATTGGATGCGTAGCTCCAAAGGATGTTGATGCTGCTGTAGAAAAGTTACGGGAAATGCTTTTCTTAAATCGAAACATCAAAACCGCTCGCGAACTTTATAAAGATATAAGAGCTCAGATAGCCAAACACGGTATTCTAAATATGCAAAAGGGATCTGCAGGGCTAGGGACCCAAAGACCACTAAAAGTGTCAGAAGTAAGAGCTTTTGTAATATTGGATGATTACGCTCCGTTGATTTTTATAAATCAAAAGGATAGTTATACGGCACGCATATTTTCCTTAATTCACGAGTTAGTTCATATTCTGCATGGAACTGACGAACTGCTGCAAAATGATAGAGACATACTTGAAGAAAGAAATATCAATAAGGTAACCAGTCGTTTTTTGATGCCCAGAGACGAGTTTAAAAGCCAATTTGAACTCGCTAAAAGAAATATATTAAAAACTGCAAACTATTTTAACGTTAGCCCGCAGGCAGCTGCTATTAGGGCTGAAGAATTACATCTAGCAGACCCTAACGACATCGAGATTCCTCATGTAGAAAATACTCCCCCGAAAAAAAAGGGGGGAAATCCATACAATAATGCTTTGAGCTTTAACGACCCAGTATATATGAATGCCCTTGTAAATTCTCAAGAGCAAGGAAAGCTTCTTCCTACTGATGCTTCCGCATTAATCGGGATAAGTTACAAAATGCTTGACCGAACTTTAAAAGAATTTAACGAGAGTGTGGAGTTTCGATGAACGGATATTTATTTGATTCAAATATACTCATTAATTCAAATCGTTACTACAAGCAAAGATTCTTCCCAGTTATATGGGATTTTTTCCTATGTACAAGCCCACAGGTTTATGTATTAGATCGAGTTTTTGATGAGCTTTGTACGAAAAATGATGATTTGCACTTGTGGATAGTAAACCATTATAAAAACCAGACAATTAACGCAGATCAATTTGCCAAAGAATATTCAACTATTACTGACTATCTTTTTTCTTCCGGAAAATGGAATCCTGCTGGTTATCAAATATGGCTAAATTATCAGCACGCCGATCCATGGCTAATTGCATGCGCAATGAATCGTGGGTATACTATAATAACTGATGAGAACAATACAGGGCCAAACGGACTGCCTACAAATAATGAACCAAAGATTCCTTTTGTTGCAGATCACTTTGGGGTTAAAACAATTTCATTTTGGAATTTTTTGGAACAAAACAAGTTTATTGCTCGTTAATTTATTCAAGGTCATTGAAAGGTTTTCTACGTTGTTACTTTAATTTCTCCTTGAAGGATTGAACTTTTACGGTTAGACCGTGCACAAAAAGGCCCCCTACCAGCAATGGTAGGAGGCCTTTTTGTTACCTGATATACAGGCTTTCGCCTGGGTAGATCAGACTGTAGATTGACTTGCCATTGTTAGCAGCTAACGTGTACATGCTAATGCCATACTTGCTAGCAATGCTCCAGAAGCTGTCACCAGAGCGGACTGTATAATACGTGTGGCTTACCGGCGAAGTATATCCAGACGAACGCGAGCCATAGCTCTCCCCACCATTCACGCCCAAGGCAACATAATGATACCTGCCGGAGTAGCTGAGATAACGTGCCCAAACATATGTGCCACGGATATACACGTGATCATAAATCACACTTTCACCGGGTGCATAGCTACCCACGGATGCATAGCCGGTGCCGGCACCAGTGCGGATGTTAACAGTCGCGGACGGCTTGAAAACACCGGTTTGTGCATAGTCGGTATCACTGGCTGCATTCGATTTCGCTGACTGGCTTGGTGCCGGTATTACAGATGATGACGGAGTTTCTGGCTGCTTTGAGTATCCATTATCGGTGACACCAAGCAGATCAATGTTACCATCGAGGCCTTGCGACAACCCAAATGCACTCGTGTACTGCCAAATAGCTACCCCATCCATACTTGGAAAATAACCGTAGTCTGGTTTGGTAGTTGGCAGATAATCACGGTAAGCAGCGATCCAAAGGCTGTCAGGAAACTCTTTCAGAATGCGCTGATAGTCAACATGTGTCAATGTATACGGTTTGTAGCTGTAATACATCGGTGTGTAACCCTCAGCTTGAATTCGCCGCATGCCAGCTAAAATTGCATCCGTATTAGCTGCCATATTGCCAGAAGCACCATCTTCGTAATCCAAAGCAACGATGCTTCCCTTTGGTGTCTGCGCTTTGATACGAGGCATATAACGGTCAAGTGCTTCTAACCCCAACTCGCTACTTCCACCAACGCCATACCAGATGTAGCTATGCACACGTTTTCTTGCTGCCTTTGCACTGGCAATTTGGCTATCGTACGTCCACTGATCGATGTAAGTACCACCGTAAGTACCGCCAATCTGAGCGATGATGAACTTGTCTTGATCGGTCCCATATCGTCCACTTGCTCCCTGATACTTTGACCAATCAGGTCCCTGATCACCCTTGGCCGCATTGACCTGCGATGGCAAGGCAAAAGAAATAGCCGCCAAGAAGGCGACTACCGAGGTGATGAGTTTAGTTTTTAATTTCATGGTGCCCTCCTTATTGCTGTGGAGCAACAGATTCCGGTGCCAGCTGAGCCTTAACTGCATCTGCGGCTGCTTGAGCTGCGGCAGCTACCTTGTCTTGATTAGATGCTTCCTGATCAACTGTCTTTTGTGGATAGGTTTCTGCTAGGCTGTCTTTCAAGTCCGCAAAAGCTTTCTCAACCGCGTTAGCAATCGTCTGCTCGTCTGTGCTGGTGAAACCAAGCGATTTTAAGCCGTCTTTCACAGCCTGAATGGCAGTCGATTTCTTGACCGCACCATCAATCGCCTGTGTCACACCGAGCTGTTCTGCTGCTGTTACCGCTGCGTTTGCCAATGGGCCTAATACCTTTACCAAAGTGAGCGCTTGCTTGTTAGCCAGCAACTGTTTTGAGATCCAAGCCCCAATGATTGGGATTGCTGCTACTGCAAGTGATACCAAAAGTTCTGTCAAATTATTCATCATCATTATCTCCTTTAATGCCTACGTGAGTTTCCAATCGAGTAATCCTAACCGAGTGACTGCCAAGCTCTTCATCATGTGCTTTCAGATGAGTATTCAAGTCTGCCAGCGATTGTTCGTGCAGTTTTAGCTGACGATTAATCGTCTCTGAAAGCATTTGAATATCAGAGCGTAATGGATCTAAGGCAATCTTTTTGAAAAGCCAGCTGCCCGCACTTACGCCCACCCCTATAATTGATATGAACTCCGCCCAGTCACCAATCGTGTATCCAAAAAATGTCACTTTCTCACTTCCTTCCACAAAAATAGCCGCTAGCTTTTGCTGGCGACATAGTCACTGCCTGTAATTTGCTTGTATTCGTCTGGGGTGATCATTACCGGTACATAAGGTGTTAAATCAATCCCCCAACTGTAAAGTAGTGCACACTGATCATAATTAGTCACTTGATTTCGCCGCCTTAAGCTGTGCTACTTCAAGAGTTAAATTTGCGAGTAGCATCTGTTCTCCGGTCGGTGTTACTTGATTAGCCGCTTTTTCTAGCGCCGCTTGCTTATCGGTATCTATGACAACAGTACCGTCATCAGCCAGCTTTGAAGCACCAATGGCAATCTTTTTCAGTTCTTCCGGTGCAATTAGAATGGCTTTCTCATCATCAAATGGCGTTTGCCAATGACTGCCGTCCCAAAATTCCTGCTGGTAGCCAGTGATATAGCCATCTTCATCAGTGCTAAAAATTGCTTTTACTTTGTCAGCTTCCATAGCAACCTCCTAAACTGCGTATACCTCAGTCATAACCGCCTTTGCAAGCGATCCGCCCTTATTTTCATCAGAACCAATAATGTGTGTGTCGTCATACCACAGAACTTTGAAGATGGTTCCAACGTCCTTCATTGTGAAGGTCACTCTTAAATAGTTAGCACCAGTCGTGTTATAAATCAAAGCGGCCTTTGGCAACAGCGTGAACGCATAGTTGTTATACGTTGGCGATTCGTTTTGATAATAGCTCCATGCAATTAACCATCCAGATAAAGTCTTTGAAAGTGGAGTCGATATTGTTGCAGTATCAGCCTGAGATGGATAGAAAGCGCCATGCCAAACAAGCAAGTTATTATTTGTTAATTGCAAGACTCTTAAGGCATCTAAGCTACTGGTGATCCACTCCAACGGCTTGTTGCTGGCAGTTTGATAGTTTCCGCTTAGCGTTAGCATGCCTAACGATAGTTGCGCACTATCCATCAATGTACCTTTGTTATAAATTTGACTTAGCAAGCCAAATTGGCTGAGTTCGGTATGCGTCACCTGACTGTTGTCATTATCCGAATACGTATCTGTGACGATCTTGCCATCGGCCATTGTTGTTGTCCCGTGGACGGTATAGTCAGCAACGCCATCGGGTTTGACACCTGTAAATGAAGAAATGAACTTAGACCCGGTAAATGTAACCCCGTTGAATGTCATGCCGTTAAATGTTTCTGCCGAAAGAATCTTGGCGTCAATCTTATAAGGGTTCCATTTAATCCCATCATAGGTATAATAGCCTGTCACAACACCACTGCTATCAGTCAGCCAATGCATATCCCCCTTTTTGGGACCTGATGGATACGCGGCACCAACAGTAATGACTGGCACATTATCGCTACCATCTTTGCCGTCACGGCCATCAGTGCCTTTGAATAATGCCCATGAGTATTTAGTTGGGTCGGTGCTATCCGCTTTGGTCTGGTCAACATATTGGCCGAAATAAGACTTACCATTGCCATTTGTGGTTGAAAAGCCTTGTTTCCCATCAATACTGTTAGCATAGGCTGTATGAAAGTAGCTGGTTTTGCCATCAGCTCCCTTAGA